GATACCTACTTGTCCTCCCTCTCGTTGTAGCTGGCCTCTGCCTGTTTATCCTCGGCCCCTTCTTTGGGTTCTTCCTTCGGGTAGGTACAGACCCGCGCCCGTGGCCGTGGGTGTACGACATCTTCCGCGACCTGTCCGCGATGGCTTCTATCATGGCGTCCTCCTTCTTGGACTTCTCCCTAACCAAAGCCAACGGATACCCCTTCGGTCATCAAACCATCTCGGCAGTGCTGGGAGTCAATGCAGCACGTGGCACGCTCTCACCTTTGGGTAAGAAGCTGCGCAACCTGCTCGACTACATCGACCCCGACCACTGTCAGAAGGCATACGACAAAATCAAAACACCATAACACATGGACTTTATTCAAGAACATTGGGCTGAGATTCTCCTCGCCCTCATCGCTGCCGCTGGCACGATCACCGCGCTCACAGAGACAACCAAGGACGACAGCATCGTCGACCTGCTCAAGCGCATTGTCAACGCCGTAATCATGGGCCGCAACAAGTGAACACCGAGGACTTCGATAAGGTACTGGCGGAGTTTGCCGAAGAGGTAAACCTTGCCGCCAAGCGCACGCTCGGCTCCCGTAAGATTGGCAAGAACCGGTCCTATGGTGTCGCGTCGCGCTCCCTTCAGAAGTCGCTCACGTATCAAATCAAAGATGGACAGGTGGCGTTTGGGAGTCCGCTCCCTTACGCTGCCTTTATCCATTGGGGTGTGAATGGCACCCGAAAGAATCGTCAAGCCCCATTCTCATACAAGCAGAAGCAGCCGCCCATCGATGCCGTACTCAAGTGGATGAAGGCCAAGCCTATCCGCGTGCGCGATAAGGACGGCAAATTCATCAAGGCCACAGAGAGCCGCCTGCGTAGTGCCGCCTACCTCATCGGGCGCAGCATCAAGCGCAACGGTATCCCGGGCCTCAGGTACTACTCTGTCGCCTTGGAGAGCATCGTACCACAATACACCGACAAGCTGGGCGAAGCCTTGGCCCAAGACCTTGTAAAAAGCCTCTCCTTCAAGGTGGGCAACCTGACCATCAAACCGAAATAACTATGGCCGTAGCAATCACCCGCGACCCGCTCGACGCTTTCACAGGGCCACGCCCTGCCAACCAAAAGCTCATCTTTACGCTGTACGACTCGGCCACCACGCCGGACCGCTACGTCGTAAAGGTTTACGAATCAGACGACGTGCTTTCGGTTGGCACGCAGATCGCCAAGTTGTACCTCACACCCAATACCAACGACCGCTCTCACTTCGACCTGTCCGACATCGTAAGCGACCGCGTAAGCGCACCGACGGCGACCGATGGGGGCGACATCGTGCACGGCATTGAAACTATCTCAGACAGCCCCGCAGACGGCACAGGACTCAAGAAGTACGTGGTGGAGCCCGGCACCTATACAAGCGGCACGGAAACGATGGACACGGCGGGCAGAGTGACGCTGTATCTGCTCGGCGGTGTGGAGCAGGTCAGTGCTGGCCTCGACCCTGCATTTCGACGGTTCTATCCGACAGCCGCGACAAAGAATAGCTTCCTCACCGACCGGGAGTTCGACAGCAAAACAACGGAGATATTTATGGCGGACGAAGATGAGGGCGTTGCCGCACTGATGAACACCAACACCATCGGCGCTGTCACCACCCTCAACAAGATTCGTATTCAGGTTCTTGTGGACGGCTCGGTTGATCAGGACCAAACCTCGGTCATCGGGACAGTCAACAACCCCATCAGCGACAATATGCACCTTATCCCCATCGGCCCTAAGAACCTCGCCGCGTACTTTGGTGGGTTGTGGCGTTCAGACTGGGACAAGGTTATTATTCAGGGCGTGGAGTCTGACGGAAGGACCGCAGTATCTAAGAGCCTGACGATTGTCCGCGACTGCCGCCCCATCAAACACGACGCGGTGCAGCTTGCATGGAAGAACAGCGTAGGGGGGTGGGATTACCTCCGCTTCGATGGTCGCCCACAGAAGACAGTCTCCACGGAAACCAAGGCATACCGACAGACGCTTGGCAACTACGACGCGGCGGCCTACTCATACAACACATGGGACCGAGAGCGCACGCCCTACCACATCACTGGGAAGGAATCTTACAACCTCACGAACCGCTATTTTACAGCTTCTGAGCGCGACCTCTTGCAGTACGCCCTGAGAAGCAAAGATGTGCAGTATCGCGTGGCCTCTGGTGACTGGTTGCCTTGCACCATCCAGACAAGCAGCTACACCATCCAACCTGCCGCCTCGCAACTCTTTGAGGTGAGCCTGACCATTGAACTTGCACAAGACATCCGATGCTAAGACTTATCCTCGACGGCACCGAAGTAGACCTCTACGAGAACGAGAGCGTAAACCTCACGCTCCAGTTCGCCGATGTGCAAAATATCAACAGCTCTACGGGTAGCTTCTCGCAGACATTCCGCCTGCCGGCCACCGACAAGAACCTTGACTTCTTTGGACCTATCGACAGGGCGTCAGGGGTGGGTGTCAAGAACCCCAAGGAGCGTATCCCGGCGGAGCTGGTCAGCGGCACCACGCCTATCCTTCGCGGCTTCTGTCAGATCAAGGCCATCTACCTACAGAAGGAGAAGTACGCAGACATCGAGGTGGTCTTCTTTGCGGGTGCTGTAGACCTCCGCAGTCAGCTCGCAGGCAAGATGCTCACCGACCTCAACCTGAGCAGCTACGACCACACGCTGAACACCAACAACATCCAGAACTCATGGCTGGGCTCGCTGTTCACGGGCGATGTCAGGTACGGCCTTATCGACAAAGGGTTCAACTGGTCTTTTCCGGACAGCCCCCCGTGGGATGAGGACGACGGACTGGAACAAGGAGAGCTCACGCCTTTCCTTAGAGTAAAGGCCGTCTTCGATGCCATCATGGACGCGGCAGGTTTCACGTATGACAGCGACTTCTTCGACACCACAGGAGAGGGCAACTTTGACCGCCTATATATGCCCGTCTACAACGGGTCTGTTTCCCCGCTGAGTGACGACGACCAACAGGCCACCGTGAGGGTCGCCCTTGATGCAGACTACACCTCAGGCACCTTGGCCACGCTCGACCTCAGCGACCAAGCTACAGGCGCCGTCGATGACGACGACAACTGGAACGAGACGCTGCACCGCTTTGTGGCACCATATACGGGGCTGTTTTCTGTGACCGTGGTGTACAGCTACTCCCATGCCGTCACAGGATCGTGCAACATCTACATCGACAACAACGGGACCGAACTCTTAGAGGTGCCGACGCCCAACCACATCGCATACAACGCGACGTATAACATCGACATCGTTCTTGAGAGTGGCGACTACCTCGACCTTCAGGGACAAATCTCAGCACCTACAGGCACGCCCAAAATCTTTGGCAACGACACCGTAGGAGAAGGCGTGCGGACAGAGATGTACATTACATCTTCACCGCCGTACTCAGGGCAGGACATCGACATGGCGGCCAATATGCCGGAGATGTCACAAATCGATTTCGTGCTCGGACTTCAGCGTATGTTCAACCTCGTTCTCGTCCCAGACAAGCACAAGCCTGATCACCTTATCGTCGAGCCGTTCAACGACTACACCTCGACAGGAACGGCGAAGGATTGGACGAACAAAGTAGACTTCTCCAAGGACGTCACCCTAACGCCCACCACAGACCTACAGCGCCAGCAGTACCGATGGACGTACAAGGCGGGCGGTGACTTCATCAGCGACCAAATCCAAAAGAGCCTCGAGAGGGTATATGGAGCTTACCGCGTCCTTGATGCGCAGAACGACTTTGCCACGGGAGACCAGCGGGTAGAGACACCATTCGGGCAGTATATGACCTCTCTCATCCCCGGCTCGCAGTTCCCTATCCACCGAAGCCTTAAAACCAACGGAAGCAAAGTAGACAAGCCCCTGCCTATGATTGCGTACTGGCACGGCACGTCGACCAATTACGGAGAGTGGTATTTGTACAACGACTCGCACGTCACAATTGGCCCCTCATCTTTATTCCCTTCCTTCTCCAACCTCTCGACAGACTTCGCCAGCGTAGACGACAAGGATTTGAACTTTGGCATGGAAGCTCCTTTCTTCCCGATTGAGGCCAACCCTGCCAACACCTTGTACTTCGAATACTGGGCGCAGTATGTTACGGAGCTATACAGCGAGGAGGCCCGCCTGCTTAAGTGTACCATCAGGCTGTCACGTCAAGACCTCAACGACTTTGAGTTCAGCGACCGCATATATATCCGGGACTCGTACTATCGCGTCCTGAAGCTGTCGTATGATGCCAACGTAGAAGGGGTATGCTCGGTCGAGCTTATCAAGGAACTGTCAGACATCGAGGTATGTGCAGACGTACCAACCGGATTTGACGACAGGCAAAACGTCATCACCTTCAACAACAGCGGCACCGACTATGGCAGCCGCACCTGCTGCGAGCGGTACGGGTACGAGTGGGTGCAATTTGAGGACGGCGGGGTGGGATACCAACGCTGCAAGCCACGCCAACAAACTAACCAACCAACATGAAAGACCCCAAGCATATCATGAGTGCGATCACCTTGCTTCAATCGCACAAGGTGAAGAAGCCTCTTCCGTGGTGGCTCGCGCCCCTCGACTACTCACTCGCGGTTGTGTATCTCGCGGCCTTCTTTGGCGTGTGTGTGTTTCTCCTTAAAACCGTGCTGTCATGGCTGTAAGTAAGCAGGAGGTTATCCTTGAATTTAACGCGGATACCTCCGACGTCACACAGAGCCTTGGACAGGTAGAGCAAGGCATCGAGGGCACTTCAAAGGCTACGGCTGGGCTCACCACTCAGCTCGACA